CTCGGTCTAGTGCTAAATTTGATGTTGCATACAAATCTTTACTGTCATAAAAAGTTGTATTAGTCGTTCTTGGTTTTATTCCATTAACGGTGTAGTTTTTAGTTTCATTTTCTCCCGGAAAGAATGGTGAATAACTCTGCATTATCTTTTATTTATTTTATGAGCCTTGAGCTATTATTTGAGACTTTAGACTAGCATTTAATTCACTCCTAAAATTTTTGGGTACAATAGATGCCACAGTTATATTAAGAGGTCCTGGTTTTCCGTCAACAACTGATTCAGTATAGAATGTTCCATTTCTATCTGTCCACCCACCTCTCAATAGTACAAGTTCATTTCTTCCTATAATAATATCACCAAACTGATCCATCCCTATGGTCTCGTCCAATTGTGCTTGAGAAACATTAGTCAAGTTTTTAATTGCTATCTGATTCTCCTCATTTTTTTGACCGACGAAGAAGAAAGATACCGTGTCTACCCCAGGTACGCTTTCTATTATTGCTATGAAATCAGATTTCGGTATTTTATCCCTTCTTTTCAAGGATAACATATATTCAGAAATTCTTTTTCTTATGGACTGTTTAATTGTCTCAGGATCAGATCCTTCGAAAATACCAAGAACTACATTAGCAACATATCTGGTTGTAACGGGCTGGACTATCTTTATCACCGTGGTTGCGATCATGGATCCTGATTGTTCGATCAGATTTACAACTCTGGCCTTCTGTGCAGCAGTTAAAAGAAAGTCTGAAACAGGAACACTAAAGTAATCTTCGTTACTCGATAGATTCAAAGTGATGTCAGGAACCAGATATATGTAAACAACGTTATCATCATCTAAGTAATCATCGTCGAAAGTTGAGAAAGCCTGTATCTGAGAAAATATTCCTAATTTATTCAGGAAAACCTCGTAGTTATCAGCATTAGCAAAAACGAAAGATCTACTGGTTTTAGGAGCAACCAATCTAATTAGGTTAGTGGTCTCTGGGTTTGTACCAAATGATGGATCTATTTGATTCTTAATATCAAGATAAAGGTTGACATCAACCTCCGATCCAAATAGATCTGTTCCGTTACTGGAGAATTTATAAGTAAGTGGGTTTTCTTTAGTTGAGTTTGTATTTCCGCCAGTGCCGGATGTCTGTAAATATTCTATTCTTATTCTTGATCCTCTCTGAGGAACCATACCAAAATTGGAGTTACCGAAATAAACATCAAGTCCCTCTTGTATTCCTGTTCTAACCAGATATCCCTTACCGTTTAATGGTATATCATAAAGCGAATCATATCTTCTCCATTTTTCCTCATTAACATACACATCAACATAAAATTGATCCAATAAAATACCTGAGCTGGAAGGAAGATTAAAACTTTGAAGTGCCAGACCATTACCAGTGACTATCGCGCTTTCAAAAGTTCCTTGAGCAACTTTTACTCTCAATGAATTCCCTCTAACTAAGGGGATAGTTACTTCTGGACTTCCAAATATCAGAGAGTATAATTTACCATTTTGCTGGCATCTGATTTGGGAATAATTTTTGAGTATAACCGATCCACCGCCAACATCCCCCTCTCTGGTGTTCCATGATATAGAAACCTCACCTTGAGCTGCGCTAGCACGCCCGGGATCGTAACCAGCAATTCTAGCTAAACTCCTAACGGAATAGTCCCTGGTTGCTTCCTGCATATTTAACTCGGTGATCGAATCCTCAATGAAATATAATATAAGCTGGGAAAGATTTTGTAGAACAAATAAGATTTGTCCCCAAGCGGAAGCAACAGTAAAAACATTCGATGTTTGATTATAGGTTGCCTGCAAAAAATTAAACGTGTCTCCCAGAAGACCGTTAATAAGAATGTTATTTTTCTTAAATATATTCATTTCCTTTTTTTATGTTAGTCTTAGCGATACCAGTGGGCTAAGTTTTCCGTCCTCTGGTATTTTAAAATCCAAAGTAGCGATATCTCTTAAAGTTCCCACGTAAAATTGAAGTTCATAAGTTCCACCAAGCAAAGAAAACAGCGGAACGTACACATTAAGTGCAAGATCCAGTTCTTTCCTTATGCTTGTTTCTGAGAGCTCGAGGTTAAATACAAGATCCTCTATATTTAAGCCAAATTTGGGATCACCTAAAACCTCGCCCTTATTAGTAAGTAGCAGCATTTTAAGTTGACCGACGCAGATCTCAGTAGGATCTGTGGTCTCTAATTGATAAGGATTGTAATCCGGATCTAATGGGTCTCTATTGTAAATCTCTCTCATGGAAAAATTAATTTCCCATTATATATCGAGATTAATTCCATTGAAGGAAATAAGATGGAGTATTCTCGCCATTGATCATATCCATCACTTCCTGTAGCTCTGTGGCTCCCTGAGTTCCGATTTCGCTGGCATTTATTTGAACCCCGCCAGGAAGGTTGTATGTGAAGACGCTTAACATCTGCGAAAGCGCTATTTTACACTTTGCTATACAATATCTAACAAAAAGTTCATCATCATATAGGTATTCGTCGAGTATTGCCACGTGACATCTTACAGAAACATCAACACCACCACCATTAAATCCCTGTGCTAATTGACCTTTACCTGATCGGTTAGGATCTCTACCAAGAATGGTTAAGAATTTCGTGTTTTTATTATATTTAAAAGCATATGTGTTTAGTAGATAAGCTTTGGCCAAATCGAAATATGAATACATCACTGTTCTGTAAACTAAGTTATCCCCTACGAATGGTGATAGAAGAAGTTCAGATCCAAGGAGCTTTGAGTCACCGAAATCCCTATCAGGATTACCAGAGAGTCCATATCCACCAAGTTCTCTAACTTCATATACTCCTATGATAGATTCGGGAAGTCTGATCTGTCTAGTTCTTTTAAATTCTTGGTGCTGGAAAAGATTGTTTGCTAAAACGAACACTCTTTCCTCCACGGCATACTGATAGTTATCATAAAACCAAGCTTTAGCTCTTTTGATAATTCTCTCAGTCTCTGTTGCATTTAAGTTGTAAGGTAATGCACAGCTAAAAGAAAGGGCATCTTGTATTTCTTGTATTAACTCATCTTGTGTCATGCTTCTTGGTTTTTTTAATAATTCATATTACCGAATCTCTGATTATTGTATCTATCATTAAGATCCTTTAATCTCTTGTCAGTAACGAATCTAACCATCCTCTGGTCTTCTAAGTTTTTAACTTTCATTGTTTCCTTGCTAATCTCTGCATTTTCACCAATGTTACCAGCTCTTAAAACACCGCCTTCGATTTTGCAATTAATATTTTTGCCCTGGCAGTCGATAAAGCAATCTTTAAGTTCGTTTGAGAAATCCACTATGGTTGACTTAATTTTTGATGAAGCCACCTTAGTACCTGCGAAAATATAAGAATCTTCTATCGATGATTTTTTTATGTCGGAATTGTAGATGTTGCAATTTCTAATAATAGCATTTTTAATATCACAAAGGATTAGATCCATTCCATCAATCTCGAAAGCATTTCTGCATCTGGCTTCTTTTACCTGGTATCTACCAGTTGTAGTATCATAGTTGAAATAACATGATGTGATATTTCCCTCTATAATCAGGTCAAATACCTTATCCCTAATGATGGGAAAATATGTTTTTATGTTTTCGTCCCATCCCTTAAGATCAACGAAGATGTGGAAATCTGGGTAATTTCTAAAGAAGAAATCAGGATTAGTGAAACATCTTACTACCTTTGCATATTTGTCCATCATTTTCTGGAGTACCGCTAGGTCGTCTTTTGTATACCCCTTTATTCTGTGGCTTAATATATCATAGAGATATAAGATAATATAGTCTATTACCTCTCTGATTTCTTTGGTTTTCTTCTGGTAATCTCTGTTTCCTAGATATCTGAATTCAATATATCCCTTTGGTGTTTTCGTGAAGTTCACACCATAGTACTTATCTTCAGGTACGCGATACATTTTCGGATCTATCGATTGTATATTCTCCAATATAGAGTATCTGTTCCTAGGCACAACTTTTTTGATGGATTTGGCATACACATTCTTTTCTCTGCTACCAAATCTTGAGTAGATAAATCCCTCGTCAAGTCCCAAGACAAACTTAAGCTTATCCAGGTTTTCTATTTTGTCCTTTACGTCTCTTCTGGACTTATCAAAACTTACTGAAAATTGGAATGCGCATCTGTCGCTGGTCCACCCATTCTCATCAATCCAATTTAGAATTTTGATAAGAATCGGCATAGCCTCGCTATATGCAAGAGGTCCGGTAATAAGCTCCATCATTTTGCTACCACCTGAGTAATCTGGTTCTAGCTTAAAATTGTTGGCGTCTACCGGTATTTTTGAATGGTATTTTTCGGAAACTATAACTTTCTTTTTGATAAGCTTACCCAATGACTCGGCAGCTTGACCCTTTAACAGGTTAGTATAAAACTCAAATTCAAATCCTATTACTGATGAGTCAAGAGCATTAATCTTATCAAAATGTGTTCTATTATCCGACATTTACAAGTTCAACATATATTTTTCCAGAGATAACATCAACCTCATAAGGAACGATTGTCACATCGTCTCCAGTTTTGATGTTGCTCCCCTTCTTCCCAAGTCTATCCTGAGGTATTAAGGCCATAAGACCATATTGTGGAATTTCAACTAAAGCGCCATTCTTTCTTCTGTGTTTAACCTTAGCTGGTAACGGTTCACAAGTTCCTTCTTTCACTTGGTTCTCTATTTCCTGTATAATAACATTTCTTTCCAATGGCTTATCCAATGTAAGGGTTAATCTGTTATTATCCTTGATCTCCTTCACATAGAATTCAATTTCTGATCCAGGAGAAATCATGGTTAGAGTATTATCATCAGGGAATTCTGTTTTGTGGATAAGACCCGTGTAAACACTGTCCCATTCTACAAACACACCAAAGTCGCTTGTTCCTGTAACATACCCTTTGTATTTTTTGGTAAGATCAAGTTCTTGGATTTTAGAATCCATGATCTTATTAAGGTATTTCTTATAGGAAACGATGAATATGTCTTTCGATTCAACATAACCCTCGACCATAACGTGCATTTCTTTTCCGATGTATGATTCAAAATCGGTGATTTTATTAGCTGCTGCTAGTGATCCAGGAAGGAAACATTTGATACCCGATAATTCGGCAATGTATCCACCTTTATTCACACT